ACCTAGAAGGCGGAGCGACGGTGACCATCCAGTCCAGCGGCGCGAACGCTCCATAAGCGGCCAGCCTAACTATAACCAACAGCGGGCCGTTCCTTCGGGGCGGCCTTTTTCATGAGGTATCCACCATGGCCGCAGTAACTCCATCCAATGCCTTTTCGGTCGGCAAAGACATCACCGGAATTCTGGTCAGTCAGACCGGCGTTCAGGTGGATCTCCCGCATCTGACGGGCGTCCACTTCACGCCGCAATACGACACGTTTAAGAGCAAGCCTCTTGACGGGCCGACGCGCCAGTTCGATTTGCCTGACGGTCATCAGTTCTCACTCAAATTCGACCGTGAGGACGACTCTCTTGATTCGTTCTTCGCCATGATTGAAACGGCATATTGGGCAGTTGGCGGCTTCGTCCCGACATTCACCCTATATTTCTATATCACCGAACGCAACGGAACGCAGACTACTTTCGAGTTCTCGGAAGTTACCGTGCAATACAAGCCTGGTGAGTGGAAGTCCGGCGCTCCGGTTTCAGGCTCCATCGACGGATTCGCCCGGTTCTGGCAGCTCGTATAATCTAAGGGTGTCCCATGTCTGACGAATCCATGACGCCCTCGCAGCGCATCGTTGCCGAGGGCAACCAGTCCTATGAAATCAAGGATGCTAGAGGCCGGACGCTAACGCTGCAGGCGTTGACCATCCTGGAACAGATTAAACTCATGCGTGCCATGGGACCGGATCAGTCTCGGAATATCCCTTACAGTGAATGGGTCCAAGCCGCCGCGACCGTCAGAAAGATTGACGGCGTGCCGCGTAGGCTACCGCAAAACGAAGCGCAAATCGACGCCTCCATCGCGGCTGTTGACGACGTGGGATTCGCTGGAATCCAGGCGTTCATGCGCCAGAAAATCGACGAAATGAAGGAAGCTGCCGACGCCGCCTTGGCTGCAATCAACGCTGTCGAAGGCACTGAGGGGGTTGCCGAGCCGGACCCTTTTCCGAAATCTACGGCATCATCGACGACCCGGCGCTCACGGAAGCGCTCTGGCTCGTAAAGAACGGAATCCCGTTTGACGTAGCGTTTTCGCTTCCGGCCTTGGAACGTGCCGCCTTCTCGATGAAATTTTCGATGTTCGAAGGCGGGAAGTTCAACCGAGAAACCAAACAGTGGGAGAAGCCAAATGGCGGCTGAATTCACGCTTGCCGGAATGGCTGCTCACTTCGCAACTGTCACAGCCAGGATTGAACACGCAGCCAAGCGCGGACTCGAAAAAGCCGCAAAGGACGTTGAAAAGGAAGCGAAATCCAGGATTGGTCACTATCAGACCGGATGGAAACAGCTTGCCGAGGATACGCAGGCTGACCGCGTGAAGCACGGCTATTCGGCTGATGAGCCGCTGCTTCGCGACGGCAAACTCAGAGATAGCATCCATGGCGAAGTTCGCGGACTCGAAGCCGTGGTCGGCAGCACAGAGATGGAAGCCGTCTGGCAGGAACTGGGAACACCAACCATACCTCCGAGACCGCTCCTCGGTCCTTCTGCCGCGTTGCTCGGTCGTGGATCAGCACGGAAAATTGGCGAGGAAGCCGTGGAAGCAATCATCGGCCCGGGACGGATTCTTCGGTCGATGATTGAGAGAACTACTGAAGAATAGAGGATTAGGCCGATGATTGAAGCCTTTCACGTCGGCATAAGGATGACCTTGGGCAACGAAGTGTCGGCGGTCCTTGCTGCTATTGGGCGCGACCTTGGTAAGTTGGACTCGGCATTTTCGGGGACATCATCTCGGGCTGCCGCTGGGTTTGGACTTATGAAGGCGTCCGCCCTTACGTTCGCTGGTGTGCTTGCAGGAACCGCAGGCGTTCTCGCGTCCATGTATAAGATACAGGAAGCGGCCAGGGAGCAGGTTCACATCGAAGAGCAGTTGGTGACCGCTGGCATGAGCCGCAAGGAAATCGCGGAATACACCGCAAAGGCGTGGGAGCTATCACAGACCAAGCGCGACCAGACATCTACCGAGTTTATGGAGATGATGGCCGAGATGCGGAACGTTATCCCGGAAGGCAAGGATGTAATGAAGATGGCTCCGAAGGCGGCTGACTTCATGACTGACATTCGCTTGGGGGACGACAAGGCTGACCCGAAAGGAATGCTGCAGGATGCGTTAAAAACCATAAATGCACGCGGCCGCATGTATCATCTCGGGACAAAGGATCTCAACGAAGAGGCTATTAACGACGAACTCGACTGGATGGGCCGCGCAACCCGATTCACGAAGGGGCAGCAGAACCCGGCAACATTCAGGGCTATGGCGACGCAGGGCGGACCAATGAGCCGCATAACATCTGCCGAAGCGTTTTATGGATACGGTGCCGAGGTTGCAAACACACTGGGTGCATCAAAGACTGGAACGATGATGACGGGGCTTGCCCAGGAACTCATTGGCGGCACGATGACCAAGAACACGTTTAATAACCTTAAGAAATATGGGTGGTTCAAGGACAAATCAAAGGTCCATTGGGAGGGTGGAAACGCGCACATCCAGGCTGGTGCGCTCGACGACGAAGCCGGACTCTACGGAGATAAGGATGGCAAGGGCGGTAACCCGTTCCTGTGGGTTTATAACCACATGAAAACTGCCGCCGAAAAGATGTCGAAAGACAGTAAGGGTAAAATTTCGTACGAACAGGCCACGCAGACCATCGGTTATCAGGTGTTCGGAAGGCAAAATGTGCAGCGTTTTGGCGGCGACGTCATGGCGAACATCGGTGAACTCATTAACTCATTCCTTAAACAGAAAGAGGCATGGGGAGTTCAGGACACTGCTAAGGAGGCTCGTGACAAAGACCCGACAAACATCATGCGGCAGTTCACATCGGCATGGGATGACCTGATGAAAGCACTTGGTGGCCCGATGGTCAAACCTGTGCACAAGTTGCTTCTTCAGATGGCTGACGTGTTCAGAAGGCTTGGTGATTGGGCTAACACACACCAAAAGGATGTCGCTGAATATGAGGAAATCGCGGCAAAGGTCGCTCTCGTAGCAGGAGCGTTCGGACTCTTTGTCGCTGCGTTTGCGGCTGGAGCAGGACTCCTGTTGCTTGCAACTCCGACCACTGGGCTGATCGCCTTGTCTCTCGGGATGGCCGCTCTGGCCTATCACTTCCCGCAGGTGCTCTCGGCTCTCCAAGCGTTCAACGATTTTCTGGCAAACACTGTACTTGGAACGCTTCGCGCTTTTGAAACAGTCGGAAGAACGCTTTATGATCCCAAAACAGGAATCCTGACGCACCCGCTGGACGCGGCCGGAAGAGGGTTATCTGCGGTTGGATCGGCAATCAAAAGGGGCGTCGACGACTTCGGAGATTCTCTTGCTCACCCCTTGGCTGGTGCTCCAGATCCGACTGGTCCGCACGTTCCCATGATGTATGAAAAGCACAGCGGTGACTATCACCCGAGCGCTTACATAGCACCAGCACAGGACAAGCGTCCGGTCGTGCAGACCATCTCGTACACGACACTGGACGGTAAAGTGCTGACAAAGACGGTGTCAGAGGAACAGGCACGCCAAGCCTCCCTGCCTCCTGGCGGTTCTGCTGGTTACAACTCCAGGATTTCTCCAACCTATCCCGTATTTGTAGGATAACAACAAATGGCCTCGCTAACCGGAATCGTCGCAATCGGTGGCGGGGCCTTCAACACGATCAGCCGCGCCCTTGGAATTGGCGGAACCACTGTGTCTCTCGGTGGCGTAAAACTTCATGGGTTCGAGATACCGGAGCGGCTCCCGTTCGGCGGTAGCCAACAGCTCACGGTTCACAAGTTGCCAGGAGGCCAGCGCATCATTCAGCCCATTGGCCGCGATGAGCGCGACATTGAATGGTCCGGGACCTTTACCGGTTCGATGCTCGGGTCGTCTGCGATGGAGAGGGCCAACTTGTTCCTCGTGATGATGCGCTCCGCAAAGCCAATCCCGCTGGTCTGCGGAAGCATGCGATACACAGTGATTATCAAGACCTTCGAGCCGGATTTCACTCGGCAAGGGTTGGTAATCCCGTATCGTATTGTTTGCGTTGTCCAGCTTGCCAAGAACAGGAAACCCAAGCCTTCGCTGCTATCCGGGCTAATCAGCAGCGTATCAGACGCACTGGGATTGCCAGGACTTCCGGCTGCCGCGACATCAGTTCTTGGTGTTGTTCAGAAGGCTCTCCCTATTGCTGGAACACTCTATTACGGAACACAAGGCGCAAAGTCAGCAGCAGGGGCAGTTGGTGCCGCACATACATCGCTCGCATCACAGCAGGCCGCTGCAAATCTGAACGCAAAACAGGTCGCGGTATCCGCTTCTGCGGCATCCGGTCCCACATTGGGCATCCAAGCAATATTGGCGGCAGGAAAAGCGGCGCAAGCCTTATCGACGACTGTTGCGGCCAATGCATACGTTACCGTCGCGAACAAAAACCTGTCAAATCTATCAACGTAAACAAAATCGACCTCCATATTTCGGCGCTGACTGGCGTTACTGAAATCGGACGTGTGATTTCCTCTGGATGGCAAGAATGCCAGCCAGCGGCCATTTGTGGCGGTTTTCGCCTTGGGAATCAAAAATGCGGACGATTTCAGTCTCCGGAGCGGATGTTTCTCTGTTCCACGTCGCCGCCCGTGAACTTGGCGATGCCGGTCAGGCGTGGCGGATCATGTTCCTGAATGGGATGCCAGATTTTTGGCTTTCCGGTCCTCCGGTGGACATACTGATACCAGATCCGGACCCAAACCAAGACAGCATACCGCCGCAGTGAGGGTCCGATGCCTGTTTTCAATAACCCTTACGGCCCAAGCTACACCGCACCTCCACGCGTGCGTGCGTTAATAAACGGTATTCCACTTCAGGCTACGGTTAGCGCTTCGATAACGACTGCAAACCATCGCACAGCCGACCGCTGCAGTCTTGTGGTTTGTCTTGGTCAGGATGACAGTGTTTATCCGACAAGCTGGTGGGGAACGGACGCCGCGAAGAACGCGGTTATCGAAGTGCAGATTGGAGCTGCTCAGGTCACTACCTGGGGAACCGAGACAGTGGACTGGGTTTCAATGTTCACCGGAGTGGCGGACCATATTCATTTGGAAATGGCTCCATACACGGCGAACCTGGAATGCCGGGATCTATCAAGCAGACTGATAGACACCAAGACCCGTGAGGTTTTTAGAAATCAAAAAGCTTCAGATGTTGCGATCATGCTGGCCGGACGGCACGGACTGACCGCTGACGTGACGCCGACATCTGGCGCAAGCGGAGCGCCATGGGAGGCGCAGCACCAACGGGTTACACTGGACTCCACCGCATCGACGACGACAGAATGGGCAGTCCTGGAGCGCATGGCGCAAGAGGAGGGCTACGACCTGTGGGTTGACGGAACGACGCTTCACTTTCACCCATACGTCGCCGCGACCGATGCAACCGCTCCGGTGTTCCAGGTAATTTGGCAACGTCCAAGCCAGGACTACGCGTTCCCTCGTTCCAACGTAAACGACCTGCGGCTCGACCGTAACTTCGCGCTCGCTAAGGACGTAAAGGTGACCGTGAAATCATGGTCTGGCAAGAAGGGTAAGGGCACCCCGGTATCCTATCCGCCAAACGCCGCCAAGGACGCCACAGAATACACGATTATCCGAGGCGGAAAGTCTCCAGAAGAAGCACTGAAACTCGCAGAGAATACGTGGCGCGACATCGTGCAGCATGAACTCCTTGCAACTTTCTCGATGCCCGGAGACATCTCAGCAGACAGCAACGGCAAGCCGCTGTTCCATGCTCGGACGCTGATCAACATCTCAGGCACGAACACGGCTTGGGATACCACTTTTTACGTCGGACACATCACACGGACGATTTCGTTTGATGGCGGTTTCTTCATGGATTTGGAAATCAAGAATCAAAGTCCGCAAGGCCAGCTTCTCGTTGGCGGCTAACCGCTAGGATTTACAATGTCGGCGAAATGGCTCAACTCCTTGGCGGCGCGCTCCGAAGGGCAGGATAGCGGCTTGCCACAGCCGCGATATGGAATCGTATCCGAGGTTGACGCCGCGAACCACGCTGCCAGGGTGACAATACAGCCTGAAGGCGATGTGGTTATCTGGGCAAATTTCGATGCGTTGGCAATTGGGGGTGGTGTTACAATCTCCGCACCGCCAACCGTTGGCGACCAAGTGAAGATCAGCCCGATCGCTGGTGACCACGAGGACTGGGTTATCGACAGCCGCCAGCCGTCAGAAGGCGCGATGCCAGCGAACAGTCCGGCAACCGGGAAGCCAGCGCAGTCCGGCGAGTTCATCGTTTCCCTTCCAGGCGGTCTGACCATACACGGAAGCGGTGGCAAGTGGTTCATCTATGGCGACATCGAGCACCATGGCAACACCATCCAGTTCGGCAACCTGACCGTCAACGGGAGCATAAACGCGGCGGCTGCATCCGGTGGCGGCGGAGGCGACATCTCAGACAAGCACGGAAGCCTAGATAGGTTGCGTGGAAACCATAACAGTCATGGACACACAAGTGTGCAGAACGGCTCAGGGACCAGCGGTCCTCCAAACGCCATAGACCCGGAGTAAAATACCATGGCAACGGTGGCAATCGCTCACATCTGGGGCGGCGACATCCTTGTGTCTCCGGCTGGGGATTTCGAGCTGGTTTCGGGTGCAGACCTTACGACACAGCGAATCATCAGGCGTCTAATGACCCCTCACGGCAGCTACATCTGGCACCCTGATTATGGCGGCGGACTCGGTTCATTCATCGGCGGTCCGGCCAACGTTGGGCAAGTCCAGGGAGTAATCCAGGAGCAGATGGACATGGAATCATCGGTGCAATCCGTTGTTTCCATCGATGTGAGCTTCGAACCTACGAACTCCATCATGTCCGTGTCCATCGTCTATGTGGATTTGTCGGATGATAGCAATCAGCTTTCATTCACAGTGGGAAAGTAAATAAAATGGCGACACTCCCACTAATTGACTTCGATGGCCTGATGCAAATCCAGGCCGCACAGGCGCAAGCCTCATCTGACGTTGACAACCTGGATCTCGAAGTCGGGTCCGTCCTCCGTGCGGCTCTCGAAGCCAACGGTGCGATTGTCCTTCACGCGCAGACCGTGGCTCTCCTAGTCCTCTGGATGACGCGGCTTGCCACTTCCTCCGGCTCTGACGTTGACAGCTTCATAGCCGACTTCGGCATGTCTCCACCTAGGCTTGCGGCCGTCCCGTCATCCGGACCGGTTACCATCTCCAGGCTCTCTCCTGTCTCAGCAGCGACCATCCTCGTCGGCTCTCTCGCACGGACTGGTGACCTATCCCTCGATTTCGAGATCATAGCTGACCCGAGCAATCCATGCTTCTCACCATCCACCGGACCAAGAGGCGGATTCATAATCCCGCCCGGAACGGCCACCATCACGGTTCAAGTCGTTTGCACGACACCGGGAACAATCGGGAACGTGACGGCTAATGCGGTTTCGCTGCCAGGTTCAGGCATGGATGCCATCACATACTGCGACAACGGCGCACCATTCGCCAACGGAGTTGATGCTGAAAGCGATAATGCTTTGCGCGCTCGGTTCGTGAACTGGGTTGCTGGTCTCGCCAAGGCTACCGAAGCCGCAATCAATGCTGCTATAGGCTCGGTGCAGCAAGGGCTCTCCTGGAACCTTCAGGAGAACGTCGACGAAACCGGGGCCGCATGCCAAGGGCAGTTCATCGCAATCGTTGACGACGGCTCTGGAGACACTCCTGATAACGTTCTTGCATCCGTCTATACGGCGGTCGACCAAGTACGGGCGTTCACTGTAAAGCCGATTGTCCACCGTGCATCCGTGCTGTCCGTTACAATCACCGTGACGCTAACCGTTCCGACCGGCGTCACTAAGCCGATTGCCGCAGTCCAGAACGCTATTGCCGCTTACGTCGCCGCGCTCGGTGAAGGGCAAACGTTACCGTTCACGAAACTCGCGTCGGTTGTCTATCAGGCAAGTTCTGACATCACGAATGCGGTAATCACAATAAACGGTGGAACATCCGACCTCGTGGCATCAACCGGGCAAGTGATCCGCATCGCCACCGTAGCAGTGAGCTAAGCCAATGCCGCAAACATCCGCAGTAACTTTCACTACGGCGGATCTGGCGGCTCGTTTGCGGGCGCTGGTTCCTGACACATGGTTTCCGAACACGCCTGTTGGCCAGCCGTCGAACTCACCAAACCTGGATTCGATGCTGGCTGGTGCGGCTGCCGGTCAGGCTTGGGCTTTCCAAGTACTGGCATTCGTGATGCAGCAAGCGCGCATCTCAACCGCAACAGGGTTCTTCCTGGATGCGGCTGCCAAGGACTTCCTCGGAAACACGCTCCCTCGCAAGCCTATGGAAACGGACGACGCGTATCGAGCCCGTATCCGCTATTCGATTTTCCGGCCTCGCGCCACACGCGAAGCAATCCGGCAAGCGCTCTTTGACATGACCGGATATGAGCCGGTGATGGTTGAGCCCTGGCGTCCCCAGGACACTGGCGGATGGGGTGCCGGTTCGTATTGGGGCGCAATGGGAGCATGGGGCAATGAAAAGCTCCCACATCAAGCCTTCATCACCGCTTACCGACCGTTGCCGCCGACAGGCTCATTCGCTGGCCTGGCTGGCTGGGGAACACTTGCAGGCGGATGGGGTGTCGGAAATGCCTACTGGTCCAACCAGTCTGTCACCGCTTCCAGTGTGAACGATGAGGACATCTATAACACCGTTCAGCAGACAAAGGCTTTCGGCACTGATGTCTGGGTCCGCATTATCAACCCACCAACCGGCACTCCAGGCGTAGGACGCTTCTTCACCCTGGATGTTGACGCCCTCGATTCCGGCGTTCCAATAGCGTAACGCACCCGATTTTTCTTTCGATGCCAATCAACAGCGGCCGCCCAAACGGGTGAGACGCCGCGCATCAATGAGGTAACCATCCCATGACAGCAGCTTTC